TAATGAGCAGGTTAAAGCAATCTATGCTAGATATTTAGGTAGTAAAAAACCTATGTATTATGAACTTAAATTAGAACACGCAGTCGATAATTTATTGACTATTGTTGGAAGGAGGATAAATGGATAAATTTAAAATAAAAAAACAATTAAGTGAAGAACATTATAAACAAGCTTGTAAGTTTGTAGGTGATGATGCACCAAATTATGAAGAGTACAAAAAGCAAAATGCTTATGCACAATTCAAAAAATGGTTACATCTCAAATCCACCGTCAAGTAATCCTGCTGTTGGTACACCCATAACAGCTAATAAACTTATTTCACCTTTTTTAAGCTTTTCTACTAATTCTTTTCTGGCCATTCCAATTTGTTTAGCTTTTTGAGTAATACGTTTACTAAACACATCTGCAATAGCATCTGAACTTCCTAATATACCTGCTCCTGCTGTTTTTTCACCAAACGCTATACCTTCTTTTTGTGCCATGTCTCTATAACCAGTCCATACATTTGCAGTAAAGTCAGCAGGTGTTGTATTATAAATTTTAGCTTGTTCTCTCATAATTTCTTCTAATTCATCATATTGTTTTCCAGGAGGAAATACACCTTTTTTAGTATCTGTAAATATTCCTGCTGAAGGTTTTTCAGATAAATTTGCCCAGTGCCTATCAAATACCATAGCATCAGGATCTCCTGATAATGCTTTAGCCATACCTCTTACTTTTTGACTTTGCATTTCATCTAAGTTACCTTTCGATGCTCTTTCAAGATTTTTTGCATAACTTGTTTCGAGTGGCATCTTAGATCCAGGAGCAATAGATGTTGATCCTTCAGGAACTCTAAAATCAGGCTGAACTATAGGCTCACCTTTTTTCATTCTTCTTGCATATTCAGAAAATAAATTAACATTTTTCCCAACATCTGATAATGGTGAAGTTGCTGCTAAATATCCTGCAATTTGTTTGGTATTTTCTTTACCATAAATTTCTTCTAATTCTGTTCCTTTTAAGTTCCACCAATTTTTTGTTGGATTGTTTTTTAAATATTCAACACCTCTTTTATTTAATATTCCAAGACGTTCTGCATATTCTGGACTTTTAATAAATTCAGACCATTGGCCTACAGGAAATTCTTGACCTGTTCCAAGATTGTATCCTGCTATCTGATTAGTTCTTTCACCAAATTTAGTTGCTTTTCTTATATCATTAGGATCAAATCTTTTTGATACATCAAAGTATGTAGTTCCATCATCTGCCCATGTGCCCAAATAATTTTCAGGATTGTCTAATGTTTTTTGATTTATATTTACAGACTGTTCAACATCTGCTTTTGTTATTGGTCTACCTTCAATAACTACATTTCTAGGATCTGTATTTTTATACATACCCATCATTAAACCTTCTTGTGGTGCATCACCTGTTTGTAAATTAACAGTATAACCACCGCCTGATTTTGTTTTGTTTACAATTCTTCCTGGTGTGCTTGTTGAAAATCTACTTAATAATCCTTGAGGAACTTTTAAAGGTGTTGTAGCTAACAATGCACCTCCTAATCCTAACCCTGTTCCAAGATAATTATTATTAGCTAAACTTTCTCCTGTCATTGTACCTAATTCTTCACCGACAAATGCAGGAGTTAAATCCAAAAGTCCAAAACCACCTGATAATGAGTTTCCGACTATGTTATCAGTCATTACTCTTGGGTTAGATACACCTGCTGATTTTAAACGCTCATAGGTAGCGTTCCATACTTTATCTCTAGTAGATAACGGTGTTTCTGTTAAATAATTATCTGCCATTCTTTTCTTTCCAAATAATTGTTAGCCAATATTTTAAATCTGATACTCGTTGTTCATCGTTGAGTTTATTTATAAATGCTCTACGTCTATCTAAATCCCACTTAGATAATGTTAAAGCTTCACAGTAACGTTGCCAAAGTTGTGAATAGTTATCAGTTTGTTGTCCGTCAGGTAATGTTTTAGGAATCAAATTCTGGTATGTCTGCATATATACTATCAACTACTATTTCTATAGATGCACCAGAGCTAAGGAAAATTGTGATGGTGTCCTCACCGTATGTAATTTGACATTCTTCGATTGTCGTTCCTATCATATGTTCAGCTATTTTTTCAATATCATTCATAATAGTCCTTACACGCTGACGATTGATTCTTGTTTGTTTAACTCTTTTACTGCTTTGCTGCTTCGACTCCAGCTTCCGCATGACATACATCTCCATCGTTGATATGTTCTAGAATGTGTTTGTTGATAACCACGCTTATTAAGGTGAGAACTACCACAGGTTGGGCAGACCGACAAAGGAGAGTAGGTGTTATGATTAACGAACCCACCCAACCATGGTAATAACTTATTATACAACTTTTCTAGCAAAAGTGTATCTTGTTCGTTATACTTTTGCATTAATTTTCTAGCTTCTGGATTTTTCTTCTCAACTTCATTCCAAAGATCCATTCCAGAATGTTTCACCTTAGATCCTATTCCTAATTCCTGACTAACATTGTCAAGTTTATTAGATATAAATCTAAAGTTACGTTTTACTGCACGATGTAAATCTATTTGTTTGTAAGGACTAGGAGGAGGTAATCCTTCTAGTAAGAACTGTCTATTCAATTCCTTCATGTCAAATGCTTGGCCATTGTAATGACATACTGCATCTGCTTCATCTAATAAATTCCACATATGTTTGATCATACGCTTATGAGATGATGTCCATTCAGAATCAAATATGATGTCGTTGGAATCTTTCCATTTAGCTGCCCAACAAATCACTGTACCACGTTTAATAATTTGATTAAGACTAGCATTAACATTCCATAGAGACCAGCTAGTAATAATTGTAGCTTTTGTTTCTATGTCAAGAAATAGCAGCTTCAAAGGGTCGAACTCCCTTTCTGTCTATAATTAATGCCTTATTGCGTGGATTATCTCTGACAAAAGATAAGTGACACCACCGATCAAATTCAAGGATTATTTGATCGTAGTTAATTTTTTTAGTATGCTTAACAATTTCTTCGACCACGCTACGAGGGTTTCCCCACATCGGAGCAATGAAGTCCACAGCATTGCCAGTAGTGTGCTGGGAAGTTCTCTTACTTCCCAAATGATCATTAAGAACATGACAACGGAAACCGCTACTAATAAGCATAGGACAACGTAATATACTTCTAACATCTTCTAACCTTTCCGCAAGGAATTTTAAATTATCAATAACTTCAACTGTAGGTGTATTGTCAATACCTAAACGCACTGCTGTTTCAGAATGAGTTAATTCTTCTAATGTAAAATTAGGACTTAAATTCACTTAGTTAAACCTTTAGTTTTTTCAAATGTTCTTAAACTACCAAGACCTAACATACCCATTAATACAGTCATTAATGAACCCATGTCAAACTGTGGCAATGCAGGTAATACAACATTAAACCATGATGCCATGAATATTATAACTGGCGATAGTACGAAATGCCAAGCTAATGCAAAGCCACAAACCCATCCTATAAATGGTCTCCAACCAGCTACCCATACACTACGATGTTGTGCTTCTTCCTTGTTTGTTTCTGCTTGAATTAAATTAGCTTCATGTGCGTGTTTCTCTGCCATGGTAGCTATCTCATGTGCGAGTTCGTTCTTCTTATCTTTATCTTCTATAAACTTATCTAATATACTTGCAACAGGGCCAATTAAAGCTGTCCAAACCATTATAACTCCTTAGGATCAAAACCAAACTCAGTAGCTACTTGTTTAGTTAATTTTTTAAATTCAGAATTGTGATTCTCGTAAGTTTTATCACTTATATACAATTTAAAGTGACACATTTCGTGAGCCATTGTTTTGATGATAGTATCGAGATGATCGTGTCTAGCTTTAGAAATAGAAATGCAATCAGGCTCAGGTTCATACAATCCCAAAACTTCGTCATCATTAATAACCTTAAAAATAACTTGTGAAGAATCTGGCAAGTTCCATTTATTAAATGGATATAATTGTGTTAAATATTCATATGTTAATTTTAATGTATCTTTATTTATCTTCATTAATAAAGTATTCAGTTATTTGTGCAACACCATTAACTGTTTTACTAACAATAATATTTAATAATCCTAATGTATAAAATATAAAAAATAATATTGGAACACAAATTAATCTAAATAATACAAATACAATGTCATTTAATGATTCTAATATATTTTTCATTTATCCATCCAGTGGCCAACAAAAAATGCAATAACAGCAGCAAATGCACTAAATAACCACATAGCCATACGTTTACCACCTCTAAATTCATCTAGTGTGCTTTTAATGTCATCAATAGATTTATCCATTTTATCTACCTTATTCATAATATGGTCTATGTCTTTTTTCATATGATCTATTTCAGCAGAATGTACTGCTACTTTTTCTTGTACTTGTTCCACTAGAGTCCTTTCTTTTTGGTACGTTGTATAAATTGATTGGAGGTAAGGTTAGTTCGTGCCATGTCATCTATTTTCTTCATCTATGATATTAGATAATAGACCACCTGTTCCGTAATATTCAGCACCTGTTGGTAATTGAACTTGATATGCTGAACCGCCTGGAGCAATCTCTGTGCCACCTGCTCTAGCAAATCTAGCTAGATCTCTAATGCCACCTTTTCTCATTTGTTCTGCTACAATTTGTGATCCTAATGTGCCTGCCGCAGCCATCAGTGCATTTTCAGGAATTCCACCACCTGCACCTGCTTCAAAACCTCCAAGACCACCGTACACTGCTGTTTTAAATGCACCTCCCCTTGCACCAAAGCCTGGAGCAAGCAATCCACCAAGAGAAAATACTCTTTGTGCCATACCTCTAGCATCTCTTGATTTAACTAATTTAATAATTCTAGCTTTCTCATCAGGTGTAAAAAATTTCATTCTGTTTTTATCTTTACTTAATGCTGTAAGATCATTTAGTAATGTTCTATCTAAGTTACCACCTTCAGAAGTTTTTAATTTAGCAGTATCAATTAAATCTTCAAACATCTCAGACTTTTTCATTTTACTATAAGCTATTCTAGCTTGCTTCCATGAATCAAGACCTTTTTTACCTGATACAAGAAAATCACTTTCAGGAGCATTTAGCATATAGTCATCAAACTTATCTAATGCAATCATTGCCTGTCTTGCATAATCAGGATTTGTTTTATCAGATGCAGCAGTTTTAAACATTTTTCTAATTGCCTGTAGTTCTGTAAAGTCTTTAGGTATTCTTGTTTCTAATCCTTCTTTAAAAACTGCTGATAAAGCTGTGTTTCCTTTTGGTGTAAATCCTTCTGCTCTCATTTCTCTGCCTATATTTAGCAACTTTTCATTAAAGGCATCTGTTTTAAATTGGACACCTGATTTAGCTGCATTGTCATATAGTTTTTGTGCTTGTAGTCCTAATTTTTCTTGGCTAGGAACTCTATCAAATAAAGAACCAGTTGTTCCAGTTCCAAGTCTTGTTGGTTTTCTAATACCAAATTTAGAAGGCACTGGTGCATAAGGAGGTAAACCTTCAAATATACCTAATGCTTTAGCTGTTTTATCTAAATATCTTTTACCTGCTTCTGTTTGTGGTTGATAGATACCAAATGGGTTTTCTTGTTCGTAAACTCTTTCTGCTGTACCCTTACCAAAATCACCTGTTAATACCTCAGTACCGATACCCTTAACTTTACCCATGATATCACTAACAGCAGCTGTGCCTAATGTTCTTGCAACTTCACCTGCACCTATAAGCTTATCACCTATAGTTTCCTGTGCTTGTGGAGTTGGTGTTAGGTTTGCATCTGTAGGAATATCGCTAGCCATTGTAGGAGCAGGTGTAATGTTTTCTGTTGTAGGAATGTCTGAAGGTGCACCTGACTCTGCTCCTCTTTCCATCATAATAATTTGTTTTACAATATTATCAAGTTGCTGTCCAGAAAGATTAGCAGGAACTTCTCTTTGGCCTAGTCCTGGAATATCTACTATTTGATATTTATCTTCTGCTGCCATATTTATCCTTATTGTTGAACTAAGTTACCGTCTTTATCAAAACCATATCTAGTAACTTTTGTTGGTTGAGATGCTCCCATATCTATTTTTACAGGTTCTAATTTAACATTAAACTCTTTTTGGTATCTACTATATCTACCATCAGCTAATTCTCTGTTATATCGATTAATTGCTGCTAATTCACGATCAATTCTGTTTTGTGTCATATCAATTAGTGTTTGTTTTGTTAATTGAATACGACCTGTTAAAACATCTCGTAAAAAGTCTCGTTCAGCAGGAGTATCAATACCACGAGCACCAATACCTAATTGTCCGATAGCTTTAAATACATCTCTGCCTAACGCTGAATTTAATAACTCAGTATCAGAAATTCTATTTAACAATTCAGGATCTTTTTTGAAATAGTTAACTACTCTTTCAAGGTTAGTTTTTAATTCTGCAGTAATACCTGTATTAACATCACCTTCTTTAATTAATCTCATGACATTTTGTAATTCTGTTACATTACGTCTAGCTTCAGGCATGGCTTTGTTAATCATGTTGCCTTGGTATTCAGCTTCTAGTTTTCCACTTTCTTTTAAGAATGAAGTTTCACCTGCACTAGCTATTTGCAATTCTTTTTTATAAAGTTGTTGTTGAGTTAATACCTTTTTTCTTTCATCTGTAGTTAGATTTCTAAAAGGTTTATCATACATACTAAATGCAACTTCATTGGTATCAGTTGCTGCAACAAATGGATCAATAGCTTTTTGAAGCAAAGAATAATCATATAAACCTGTTGGTGTTCTTGATGCTTGAAATGCTCTAATAGATTCAGGTGTGTAATTCATGGCCTGAATATCAGCAAATGGTTTACTTCTATTTTGTGACAATGCGTTTCTATATAGCTGATCTAAATATAAACTTTGCGTTCTATTAGCTGCATTTATACCTGACCCATAAGCTTGTGGCAAATCTTGCCCAAAAGCCAATCCTGCAAGTGCAGCTGTTGTTCCTTGTTTTGTAGTTGCATCTGATATTGCTTGTGCAATAGTTGGATCAACACCTACGGTTGATAAGTCAGGAGTTAAGAATGGATTTATTACTGCCATGATTATACCCTTCTTCTATTTGATCTTTGTATTTGTAATGGAGCACCAATGGAAACTTGTTTTCCACCAAGTTGTGGGCCTAATGGTGCTTGTGATATTTGTTGTGTTTGTGGTGGGTTCATACCTCTGTATAAAGCTAATCCACCTAAACCTACAAGCATAGGATTATCTTTTACAAATTGTAAACCTTGTTTTCCATAATCTAATGCTGTATCTGCTAATGATTTAGAATAACCGCCACCAGTATAATCTTCAGATACACCTTGTTTTACATCTTCAAAACGTGGTCTATATTTTTCAACTAACTGATCTACATATGGTACGTTTTCTTTGTAAGCTTCTAATGCAGCTTGATTAGAAACTAATGCAGGGTTAATGTTGCGATATGCAGGAGTCATTTGCTGACCAAGATTTTGTTGGCTAACTAATGCTGGGTTCATGTATGCTCTGTTAGCTAATGGCTGAATTCCAACATTAGATGTTAAATTTTGGTTTAAATTCATACCGCCTTGACTAAGTGCGTTGCTAGTTACATTTGAAGTTACACCTTGCATTGTTGATGTTGGCCCAATTAATGCAGGATTAATGTTATTAGCAACAGGTGCTGTTCCACCAACATTAAAATTAGGAAAAGCATTACCAACACCCATATTTATACCGCCTTGAAATGCAGTGTTTTTTGCATAACCACCAATATCACCTCGCATAAGTTGAGGTGCATTAAGTATTGCAGGAATAATAAAATTTTGCCACATTATTTACCACCTCCTGAAGATGAACTTGTTGTAACTTGACCCATAGGTGCACCATAAGCTGCTGATAAGAAATTTTGTAGTTTGGTATATGGTAAGTTTTGTTGATATTCGTATCTTGAAATATCAGCATCTAATGCACGTTGCTGGTAATCCTCTGCTGTCTGCCCAATATTTTGTAATTGTTGAATATCAAAATAATCAGAAGCTGCCATTTCAGGTGCTTGTTCTATTGCTTGTTGCTGTGCCTGTCTTTCCTGTCCATAGTTCTGATACATCAGGCGGCCTGCTTCTTGAGCAAGAGCATTTGCAAGATTTTGTTGTGCTCTTGATTGTTGGTCAAACATTGCTGTTGATCCATAACGTCCTGCCTGTGCAGCACCGCTACGAGTTCCCTGTATTGCATCTTGATATGCTTGAGTAGCTTGAGCAGCTGCTCCTGACATAGCTTGTTGCAAGAATGGGTTATTACCTAAAAATTGACCTTGTATTGTATTTTGTAATTGTTGTTGAGCCGCAGGCACTAATGGAGATCCTGCTGTTGCTCTGTTTTGTGCTGCTTGTAATGCTTGTTGTGTTTGAGCAGATGGTGATACATATGTTTGATATGGGTAATATGCAGGGCCAGGTGTTTGATAGAGTGCCTTTGATTCCTGAAGGCCATACTCAACGAAAGGCCGAACAGTAGGATCTAACTGTTGTTGCGTTGTAGATTCTGATTTGCCGCCACCTCCACCACCACCATAAAAGGTAAACGCATCTGGATTTAGTCCAAATAAAGTTTTAAAAATTGTTAAAAAGGTCATAATTTAAGCTCCATTAGTGTATATTTAGGTTGCATACCCCATTTGATCCGCCATAATCTGACGATACCATCTAGTTTGGTAGAACCTTGTATCTTTGTTCCACCGTTGTTTCTTACCCATGTACAGAATTGTTCCCAACATTTCTTATTAGTAACTCCACCGATATAAGTAATGTAGGCAACTCTGTCATTAGGATAGTTAATCCATTGCACTGTAAATGCACAGTGACATTGATGTTCTTCATCTAACACAAGCAGTAAGTCTGACTGTCCTTGTGCTACAAATTGTTTTAATTGGTCTATCGTAAACTCACCAGAACTTACATCTATTGCTTTTTGTAAGTGAGGTGCTGCTAGACTCCAGAATTGATGAATATGATTAGTAGGTACTACAAATAGGTTTTTTTCCATGAGAGAAATCCTAGAAATATACTACCCTATTATAACATATCCATATGTTTTATTCGACACGCTATTAGGTAAATGTGTTACCGTTGCTTGTCCTTTTTGTTTATCGCTTACATATAACTCATGTGCTGACCCTGTTGTTTGTGATGGGTCTATCATTTGTAAATTAACCATTAATGCAGGAATTGCAGGTCTTACAAAAGGTGTTGTTTGTGCTACATAATTTTCTAAATAAATACCTGTATTATCTACTGCTGCAACAACTTCAACATAATCATTAGCATCTAGTTCTAATGGGTGATTAATATTAACAGGCATATATCCATCTGTACCACCATGACTTTCTACCACACTAAATTTTGTTGCAGAATGTGGCACATCTGTTCCATTTACCCTAACCCAAATATATGATTCATGGATTTGAACATCAGTATTTACAAATAAAGCAGATACATCTAAATCATAAATACCTGCATAACTGACTGTAATACGATTACTTGCTAATGACATACCTACTGTATATTCAGATTCTGATAAATCTAATATTTGTGGTGTGTTAGCAGTTGCAAATGTTATATCTGCTCTTTCTTCAAATGTTCCATAAGGATAAGCATTTGTAGCTGCGGCACTTAAAGTCAATGGAACTAATATAATCTGTGAATCAGGACTGATACGCTCATTGTAGATTGTGGTTGTGGTTGCTCCACCTGTTGCCAGTGTGAATGTACCAGTATTATTTGTCTTACCATTTAAGATAAGATTAGTTACTTCAGCAATTTCACGAGTATCTGCATACTGTGGTTGCAGTCTACGAAACTGATTTGCCATTATCGGTTACCTTGTTGCTTAAAGTCTACATCGATAGAAGTTGCGTTTGTCCAGTTACCAGTAGGACTGATAGAGAAACGATGATAACGACCTGCACTACGAATACTTGCACGACCTTCTTGAGATGTAGTTACAGATGAACCAAATTGTATGTTATCGTCTAGTTCTCGTCTTGATGCGACTTTTATATCTGCACTACCATTATCTATTTGTGGTCTAACAAGAGTTGCTACAGAGTTATATCCTACTTCTATATCAGGTGTAATGAGTTCAGAATTGTATGTAGAACCTGTAAAGGTCACAATCTTTGCAGCTTTAAATCCTGCAAATAAGAACTTACCACCCACCCATAATCGGTCATCGAGTGATGCAGGAATAGTTTCTAAATTAGTATATCCTAATACTGCCTCTAAACCTTCTAGTGTATATCCTGTTGTAGTAATACTACCTACGCCTGTAGTGGTTGTAGTTACTCTTGACCATTTATTGAGTTGCCAGTTATAAACTAGAATACTACGACCACCGTCCACATTAGCATAGTTCCATACCACTAGCTTTTTAATAGGGTCTACAGATGCTGTCATAGAATCTAGGTCTGTTAAGTTTGCATCGTTAAAAAAGTATCTGTCTACTTTTTCTGTACCAATGCCTGTAACTGTTTGACCATCACATTTATAAAATCCGTCATCAGATAAGAAGAATGATGTAGCACCGTATTGTGCAATCGAGTTACCTTCTAAACAACCTAATCCTCTTGAGATGGTGTCAAACTGGAAGAATAATGGTGAACCAGCATAAGACATACGCACGATAGACTTTTCTAAAAATACAAGTCCAATCTCGCCACCTGTTAATCCAGTAATGTTACCACCGTCAGGAATAATCTGATAATCTGATTGCGATGTTGTTCCAGATACCCAATTAGTTTCATCGTTAATATCTGACCATTGAACTTTGTTAGTGTCTGTTCCTGCACCAATGTTAGCTGCAACCACAAAGTCACGCACAACAGTGACATATTTAGCAACAGGTGCATTAGCATTTAAGTCTGCAAACAATGTAGATGAAC